ACGTTCATGCGCAGATCATTCATCACGATCTGGCTGACATTAAAGTCACCGGCTCTAGGGAGGGGAGCCAGTGACGCACCCTGAGGGCCACCGTTGCGAGCGACACCGATGACCGAACCAGGCTGTATCTTGATATTCTGTGGATTGAGAACACCATCATCTGCCGCTGTATATACACCAGCGATTGCCAGAGAAGCATTCTTGAGAACCAGCTCAACAGTTTTGTTAAGCGTTTTGATGTCAGAGATAGCTGTAACCAATGGGCCACGGCCATAGATCTCACCGGCCACCTTCATATATCGAGCAACAATGAACGGAGATGATTTCATTGTGCGATACACAAGCTCTTGCCGTTTGGCTGGCCAGATAACGTGATAGCAATAGATGCCAAGCTCATAGTCATAGATCACCGCATCCATTAGATCGATTTCTTTGGATGGTGATTGTGCTATCGCTTCGGCTAGCTCTGTGGTTATCTCAGCATCAGGAAACTCTTGTGGTATCGTTTCAGCTTTCATGCGCAGCTTACGATAGACGTTATCGACGTTTCCGAATGTGCCTTCCTCGATAGCGACGAGATACTGAGGAATAGGCGTGAAGCGGATTGGTGTAACCTCATCACCAGGTGTCACCATCATCACGGCAGTACCTACGCAAAGATCCAGCAAGAACTCACCCATAGCCAGATCAAAGTTAGTCTGACGCATGATCTCAAACATACGGGTAGTATAAGCATCCAGAGCAGCCTGAGCCTGCGGTTGTTGCTGCTCTGGAATGCCGGTGCCTGCCTCAAGGCGACACCATTCCTTTTGCGGAGGAAACAAACCAGCTTGTATGCGATTAGCAAAGCGCTGGGTGGCGTGAATAGCTGTAGAGTCAAAGACCCTAGACATCTTGCCTTTGCCAGCTACACCGCCCTCATAATAGCCTGAGTATAAATTTCTCTGTGGTAGAGCGAACTCATAGCAATCTTCATAGATCGAGCGCCATTCATCTTTGCGAGCCTGAGCCTTGGCCTCACGTTCAATAATATCTCTTACATTCAGCCGAGCCATTTAATTATCCTTTACCATTTCACCTTATCTGCCCAATAAGCAGCGCTCATTTTGCCTTTGGCGATATTTTTCCTATGACGAGACTTGAAGCTGGCGCGCTTCTTCTTCATGCGTTCACTCTCACCGGCCTTAGGTTTGCCCGCTGTTTCCGCGCCTTGCTGCCCGAAACGTATAGTCTTTGTTTGTCCACCAGAACTTGCCACCACGATATGTGACTTGGTGGGGTGGCCTGGGGTTCTCTTGGGCTGGTTTAACCGTTTAACCCCAGCTTTCTTTAATTTGGCGCTATCGTCCATAACACCTAACGGCCAATGCGAATATTTGCCGTTCCGCTTGTAAATTCACCAGTCTTGAAGCCAGCGCGATACAGTGCAACGCCAGATGGCTCAAAGCCATAGGTTTCAATCGGAGCAGTAAACGTATCAACATCACGCGCATCGGCATCTGGACTAGCTGTATCAAAAGCCCGTTGCACTGTGATCGTGCCTACAAACGTGCCAGAAATTGAGAGATTGAACTCTTTTGTGGAGTAGATCCAATCGGTGAATGTGTTCTCAGCAGTCAGCGCCGCTGTAACCAAACCAGTATCTTTTGATAAAACAGCCATTTACTTCGCCTTCTTTTTTGCTGGAGCCTTCTTTGCTGGCTTTTCAGCAGCAGCCTTTTCTTCTTTGGCTGGAGCCTTAGCAGCTTTTTTTACGTCATAAACTTTTTGAAAATCTCTAATGCGTGTCATTGGCCACCACCTAACTTAGTTTGCGTACCTGGTCCTTCCTGGCGCGTTGGAGAGAACAGCAATCTCATTCCACCAGTACGGCGCAACCGGCGGCGAGCCTGAGCACCCTGCATCTCTGTACGTTCCTGAGCTGTTGCACGTTCTTCAGATCTTTTCTGAGCCGCCTCAGCATCTTTCTCCGCTTGTGTCTTGCCGCGTCTACCGCCGCCAAATAATCCCGCCATGCTAAAACCTCGTCATCATGTAGTAGTCAGCCCCCTCTGGGCCAAACTTTCTCATAACACTTTCTACCTCAAAACGTAGTGCTTTGGCAAACTTAAATGCGGTATCATTTTCCACTTTTACGCAGATTTGTAGCCTTCTAACCCCATAATCTTGCAAAGCGGTATCGGTTACGGCCCTTGCTCCACGCACAAGTGATATCGCATGACTGCCAATGTCCTTGCTGGGAACAAGCCACATCTCTGCCAGGCCATGCCAGATGTGCCGAATGCCAAAAGCTATAACCACCTTGCCTCGACCAATACCCGCCCAGCTCCAGCCATCTTCAGAATTATCCCAAATGTAATCTATGTAATTGGGAATATACTCCATGTATTCTTTGTTATCATCGGCCAATCGCATTCTGGCGACATGCTCATAGCGCAGAGGAACAAGCTGCTCGTCTGGACTCATGCGAAACTCTGGAAGCTGAACCAATCCCATCAGAAGATCTCGAAGTCTGTTGCCGCGTTGAATGTTTGACCGCTGTTAAAGCTGCTGCCGTATGTACCGCGCCGCAATCGACGTTGCTCGCCACCACCCAGCATCAGATAACCAAACGCATCCCCGCAGTGAGAATGCTCATTCTTTACCGGCATATCTTTGAACCGCTCTTGCCCAGCGCCGAGAGATTGACGCTTGAAGAAATAACCACCAGACAAAGACTTGCGAACCCGTAAGCATTTCTTGTTTATCATCAGCCCAGGCTTACCGCCAACCAGTCTATTCATAGGCGCAGCAGCAGCCTCACGGCGCACGTTAAACGCGTTACTGTCAGTTGGAGATGCTTTGAAACCAATCGAGCGCAAGTGATCGAAGGCAGTAACCTCATAGATCTCGTCGCGCTTGTTACCGGCGGGATCGCCCCATATCACCACATCAGCCTTGTTAAAGCTCGCAGCGATCTTAGCCAGTAGCTCTTGCCCAAACCTCTCAAGGCCCATGTCAAACGTCACAAGCTCATCGAGAACCTTCCACGCGCCACCAGATGTACGCTGCCCAAAAATAGCAGCCGGTGTCAAACCAAAGTCAACGCCGATCTGCAAAGGATATTGTGGATCATAAGTAACATCACCTGACATCATATCATCGTCATACTCAGGCCAGACCGGACGCCCCTCTTGCACAAACGTGTACTTGCCTTCAGCGTAGCATCTGATCCAATCAGCATTCTTACCGCCGAGAAGCTGCTCATAGTACCCACTAGGCAGATGAACCTTGTTCTCAGCAGATGGATTAACCATCCACCACTTGCCACCAGAGAACACAAAGCCATTGGCCTCTGGGTTTTCTGGTAAATCCTTAGCGCTTACCTCCAGCACACCGCCAGGTTGCCGGTAGAACTTCCACGGAAACCGACCGCCGATAGGGTTCTTCTCTGCCAGTTCATGCCACCAGTGATCTGCATCAGGCGGGTTGGTATCCATAATAATGCCATACCAAGACGCGCCACCGTCTGATTGCGTAGGATAACGGCCAACACGGTGCGTCAGCCCGTCGATCACAGCCTTCGGCAGCTCACGGGCCTCATTCACCCATGCCCCTGTTAGCTCCAGCGACAGCAGCTTTCTTACATCTTGCGGCGTAGAAAGAGCCATGAAGATAACTTCGCAGTCTATGCCAGGCGCACCTTCCCTCGAAGGCAGCTTCAGATGATGCGTGATAGGCGGTTGCCAGCGCATTGGCCCCCATACATCCTCAGGGAATAGCTCTTGCCATGTCTTGATTGTTGTTGTTCTTAGCTCTGGATAGGTATTGCGCACGATCACAAACCGAGAATACCGAATGCCATCACGCGGCGAGGGCTTTTGCTGAACAGCCTTGAGCATTATTTCAGCAGCGCAGCCGTATGACTTACCAGATCCAACCGGCCCCATCAGGCCGCGAACAAAAGATTTATCGTGTAGAAACTTCCAGACCGTTGCAGACTTGGAAAAATCCAAGTTCATGCTGGGAAGATCAGTCATCATCTGCCTCATACGTTGTGGTAATGTCTGGCCCCTTCATGTTGATCCCAACAATCGAAGGCTTGTCCACGTTCTTTTCTGCATCGAGCAAGCCACTAGCCTTAGCCAACACGCGCAGAACACTTACCTTGTCAAACATCTCAATCGTCGTACCATGCTGACCCACAGTCACCTTCTTGATCGATGCCAAAGCCTCATCAGGAATATCCTCTAGTGGCTTTACAGCACCAGTATGCAGATCAATGATGTCAGTAATACGAGCCGTACCCATTGCTATCAGCTCAGTAGCCACAGCCTCTTTGTTCTGAGCCAATGTCTCCGAGCGGCCAATTCGACGCTGCAACAAACGCGCACCGCCAAACCGACCAACCGGCGGGATAGGCTTTATCTTATCCTCTTT